GAAACGTTGGAACATCACCAGTCACTTTGATAACTGGTGGAGACTTTGATGCAGTTATTGGTATCAGAATCTGTAACACTAGCGCTTCTACTGTCTTGGCTAGTTGTCAGATTGTAAATGGCGGAAACGATCACTTTCTTGCAAAAGAAGTTAGCGTTCCACCAAATTCTGCAATCGAACTAATTCAAGGCGGTGCAAAAATCGTGTTGAAAAATGGTGACGTACTTAAAGCACAAAGCAACACCGCTTCATCTTTAGATATTGTTACATCATTTATCGACGATATTAGTTCGTAGGAGGAATTATGACGGCAATAGTAAATGGAATCCAATACATAGGAGGCGGAACGGCTCCAAATGAATTTATAAATAATCAAGCAGGTACAATTGATGGCACACAAACTGTTGAGAACGGTGTTCTTGCAGGACCTATTACTGTGCCTGGTACAATTACAGTAACAGGGACTTTAGTAATAGTATAATGTCAAAGATAGAAGTAGATGCAATAGATAAACAAAGTGGTTCTACCGTTACTATCGGTGGTTCTGGCACTAATGTAGTTTTAGGAACATCGGGTCAAACAGTTTCGTTAGGGAGTGGAGCTAGTCAGACAGGTTTTGGTAGAACAGGAACCGTTGATTGGGAAACAACTCCAAAGACAGCTACGTTTACTGCAGTTTCTGGAGATGGATTTTTTTGTAACACAACATCAGGTGGTTTTACAGCTAACTTACCTGCAGGTGTCGCAGGAGCTATAGTTTCTTTTGCAGATTATGCAGGAACTTGGCAAACAGGTAATCTAACTGTATCACCAAATGGAACAGATAAAATTGGTGGAGTAAATGCAGATGTAACTTTAAACACTGAAGGTCAATCAGTAACTTTTGTATTTGCAGATTCAACACAAGGTTGGATTAATGTTCAAGATTCAACCTCTAATGAAAGAGCAAGTCCTTTTTTAGTTGCATCTGGTGGAACAGAAACAACTTCTGGAAATTTTAAAATTCATACATTTACCGGTCCTGGAACATTTACAGTTACATCTGCCTCACAAACAGCTGCAGAAAATATAGTTTCTTACATGGTTGTTGCAGGTGGAGGAAGTGGTGGTGCATCATATGGTGGTGGTGGTGGAGCAGGCGGTTTTAGAGAATTTAAAGGTCCAGCAGATTCTTATACAGCAAGTCCACTTAATGGTAATCCTGGTGGGACATCTGTTACAGTTACAGCAACAGCTTTTCCAATAACAGTTGGTGGAGGTGGTGCTGCTCTACCCGGACCTGGCAGTAGCGCAGGTAACAACGGAAATAATTCAGTTTTTTCAACAATCACTGCTACGGCAGGAGGAGGAGGTGGTGGATGTAATTACGCTGGTGGAACTCCTGCAAGAAATGGAAAACCTGGTGGATCAGGTGGTGGTGCAGGAAGAGATTCAACAGTATATTTTGGTAATGGAAATACTCCCCCAGTATCCCCGGCACAAGGAACTAATGGTGGTCAACCCGCAGGTTCATCTTGGAATGGTGGTGGAGGAGGTGGTGGTGCAACTGCAGCTGGAGGCGCTGGTTCAGGTGGAACTCCTGGATCTGAAGTAGCTGGTAATGGTGGTGTAGGTGCAACAACTTCTATTACTGCAAGTCCAGTAGGTTATGCTGGAGGCGGAGGCGGATCAAACAATGTAGCATCAGGTGGTGGAACAGCCACACAAGGAGGTGGTGCTGGTTATAATTCAGGTAGAGCAGCTGGCGCAGGGACAGCTAATTTAGGTGGAGGCGGTGGTGGAGGACATAATAATCAAGATTCTGGTGCTGGTGGCTCTGGTGTGGTAGTAATAAGGTATAAATTTCAATAATTATGACAAGTAAAATTAAAGTAGATAATATAAATAAAGTTTCAGATGATTCAACAATCATCAAAAAATGTGGATCAACAACCACAGTTGGATCAGGATCTGGTAATACAGTTGTTGTCTGTGGTTCAACAGTTACAATCGGTAGATGTGGTGGTACTGTGGCTCTTGCATCAGGTGCAACTCAATCAGGTTTTGGTAGATCAGGTTCTGTTAATTGGCAGACAGGTTCAATTAAAACAGGAAATTTTAATGTAGCTAATGGTGAGGGATATTTTGTAAATACAAGTTCAGGAGCTGTAACAGCTACATTACCTTCTTCTCCAAGTGCGGGAGACATTGCAGCTTTTTCAGATTACACAAGAACTTTTGCGACACACAATTTAACAATAGCAAGAAATTCACAACCTATTGGTGGTGTTGCACAAGATTTAATTTTAAGTGTTAATGGTCAAGGATTAACTTTAGTTTATGTGGACGGAACAGAGGGTTGGATTAACGTTCAAAACGCAGAGGACACAGAAACAGGTACACTTCCTGCTTACATTACAGCAACTGGTGGAACTATTACTACTGCTTGCACAGATTTTAAAGTTCATACATTTACAGGACCTGGAACATTTAGTGTTTCTTGTGCAGGTAATGCAGCAGGATCAAATTCAGTGGAATATTTAGTAGTAGCAGGTGGAGGTGGTGGAGCCACTTGGTATGGTGGATCTGGAGCTGGAGCAGGAGCAGGAGCAGGAGGTTTTAGATTTGCTTCTCCAAGTTTAGCACCAGTAACTTATCCAGCAAAACCTTTAGCTGCACCTGCCAATTTACCTGTGTCAGCTCAAGGTTATTCAATAACAGTAGGGGCTGGAGGAGTAGGACAAAGCACAACTCCTGGAGGTGTAAATGGTTCAGTTTCAACTTTTTCAACAATTCAATCTGCCGGTGGAGGAGCAGCACTTAATTGCAGTCCATCTACTACTGGTAATCCAGGTGGTTCTGGTGGTGGTATGAGTGGAACAGGTAATACAGGAGCTGCAGGAAATGGAAATACACCACCCGTGTCCCCTCCTCAAGGAAATCCTGGAGGATCAATTCCTGATCCTAGTAGTGGTGCACCCAAATATGCAACAGCCGGGGGAGGTGGAGCTACGGCAGCCGGACAAGATAGAAATCCCCACAATCAACCAGTTGGAGGAGCTGGAGGAGATGGTGGTGGAATACCTACCGCTTTTGGTTCTAACGGTGTTCCTTGTGGTTCATTTAGATATTATGCTGGTGGCGGAGGTGGAAGTGTTTATAACTCACCTGGTGTTTCTGGAGGAGCTGGTGGTAAAGGTGGTGGTGGAGCTGGAGCTATAGGAGCAAACGCAACAGCTGGAACGACTAACACTGGCGGAGGTGGCGGTGGAGCTGGTGGAGGTTCCCCAGCGGCTTATAGTGGTGGAACAGGTGGTTCTGGTATAGTAATAATAAGGTACAAGTTTCAATAGGTAAGTTATGAGTGAAATAAAAGTAAATAAAATTAGTCCAAGAACAGCGTGTGGTACAACTACATTAGGGGATAGTGGAGATACTATTAGTATTCCTGCTGGTGTAACGATAACAAATAACGGAACTGCAAATGGTTTTGGAGCAACAGGTGCTGTTAATTGGCAGACAGCAATTAAAACAGCAGCCACTTTTACAGCAGCAAATGGTGAGGGTTATTTTGTAGATACCTCAAGTAATGCAATTACAGCAAACTTACCTGCAGGATCAGCTGGAGCAATAGTTGCTTTTTCTGATTATGCAAGAAACTTTGCAACAAACGGTTTGACAATAACACCTAATGGTTCAGAAAAAATAGGTGGTGTAGCACAATCTACGTTAATAAATATTAATGGTCAGGCTTTGACTTTAGTATATGCGGATGCAACAAAAGGATGGATTAATGTTCAAAACGCTGAAGACACAGAAATAGGACAAAATCCAGCTTTTGTCGCAGCCACTGGTGGAAATACTACAATCACTTGTGGAGATTTTAAAACTCACATTTTTACAGGTCCAGGAACTTTTAGTATAACTTGTGCAGGAAATTCAAAGGGTTCAAACACAGTAGAACATGCGGTTGTTGCTGGAGGTGGCGGTGCAAGTTTTGGTGGTGGTGGTGCCGGTGGCATTAGAAACACTTTTCCAAGTCCAGCCACTGGAGGTTTTGCGGTAACAGCAGGTTGTTTTGCAGTAGCAGTTGGAGCCGGTGGTGCTGGTAGAGATTGTGGTGGTAATGCAGTAGTTGGAAGTAATTCAAGTTTTTCATCAATAACAGCAGCGGGTGGTGGACACGGTGGTGGAGCAAGTGGTAATTGTGGAAATGGTGGAGATGGTGGGTCCGGCGGTGGTGGTGGACACGGTCCTGGCGGTTCAGGTGCTAAAGATGACGGAGGTGCTGGAAACACTCCTTCGACAAGTCCTGTTCAAGGTTTTAATGGTGGACAGGGAGTTCAAAGTGGTTCTTATTATGGTGGTGGAGGCGGTGGAGGTGGAGCTGCTTTAGGAACTAACGCTTCATCCACTAATCCAAATACTAATTACACAGGAGGCAATGGAGGAACAGGAGTTCCAATAGCAGATTCAAATTTTGGTCCAACAGCTCCTAGTTATGGAACACCAGGCCCAGCTCCCGGAAGATATTTTTCAGGTGGAGGCGGTGGTGCTTACTATTATAATCCAGGTTATGGACAACCTGGAGCAGGTGGTGGAGGACGTTCAGGAGGTCCTGGAGGGGGTGCCCAAGGTCAGACTACAGGAACTATTAACACTGGTGGTGGCGGTGGAGGTAGTAATTCAGATGGTAAAGCCGGTGGTTCTGGTATAGTAATAATAAGGTATAAATTTCAATAATTAATATGTATTTACTGAACTTAAAAATTAATATATAAGGAGAAACATTATGGCACATTTTGCAA